CTCCGGGCCGGCTCACGCCCTCCCGGAATCTGGGGTCCTCCCAGGATCCTAGAGGCTACCTCCCTGCGAATGTTCACGGTTGCTCCCTCAGCAGAGCGGAGCAACTTCTCAACGGCCAAATGGCCGAAGCGCACGCTAAGTGGCTTAACGCGCACGTCGATCATCCGTTTGAACACTCGCAACTTGGTCTTCTCCGGTCTTCCCGCGTCCCGACGCCGGCAGGTACGACATCCATAGGCGAACCAATCTGCGAGTGCAGTCTGGTTCTGCCAGGATATGATCCTGTCGACTGGAACAGGAACCCCGTCAGGAGTGAAGACGCGCTCTATCCGTTTGCCCACCCTAAGGAGGGCCTTCGAGAGAATGCGTTCATCAGCTCCTCGACGGGGAGCCTGGACCAAGGGACGTGGGAAGAGGGACTCCTCTCTGAACGGTCTCTTCGCGTGAAGGGCGAGCAACCCTTCCAAGTCGAGTCCTCGACTGCAAGCAGAAGCGAGCAGGCGACGGATCCGACCCGAAACGCGAAGACCTCTCCCGAGGTAGCCAAGGCCCCCAATCCCCACCGGAAGGTGGAGACGGGGATCCTTGGCACACCAAGGAAAGAGGGTCCTCATAACCCTCTCGGTTCGCTTCTGGAAGCGGCGCCCAAGACGTGGATCACACGCAATGGGAGCACGCAAACCCGGAGGCGGACACGAGGGGGGTATGAAAACGACCGCTCGCTCGCGGTGCTTCCTGGTAAGGAAGCCGGCTGTCTCACAGAAGGTGAAAGCCTCCTTAGACACGAACGACTTCCCTACGTGGACGGACGCCCCAAGGGCGGCGGCTGCGAGTCGGTAGTCATCCAGCTCTACAACTGGATGACTGCTCAAACCGACCGCATCGTCGCCCCGAATGCTGGCACACTTAAATGCGCCAGACATCCACGCGGACGCCCAGGAAAGCACCACGAAGCTGAGAGGAGTCCCCATCGGACTGCCCCTTCTTGCCACCCACTCGAGGTCCTTGTACCTCCAAGTGGATGGTCCCAACAGCCCCATACCCCAAAGGGCCAAGGTCCATTCCGTAGAACGAATGGAACCGACGTCCTTAAGGGCCTGGAGGATGGTCTTCACGGCATCGTGAGACAGTCCGTCCGTCGCTTTGGAGAGATCCGCAGAGACGAACCACTGATCGCGGTGCCGCGACTTGGTGAGGTGTTCGGGCACAAGACCAGGCGCGACGGCCCAGTCCTCCCTAGGGAGGAGCTGGGCGGACCGCCTGGTCCAGTCTCCCTCTACGAAGACCAAGGCGTTGGTTACACCAACGACCCTGAACTTCATGCCGGGAGACCTCAGTGCCTCGGCTCTGGTCGAAGGGGGGGACCAAGAAGACTTGGTCCGCCTCCTCCGGAGCTCGAGGACACCGAGAGCTCGAGTAGCCTCATCAATCCCGAGAGAACCTGGTTTCGGCGCACGGGCCACCGAGAGGCAGAAACGCCCCAGGCTGTCCTGGCACCACGCAGAGTATCGACGTGTAACATCGTCGTCGCTAAACATCCAACCAGTGGCGAAAGCAAGTTTCGACCTCCTGGATGGATCAACAACGATGGGCTCCAAAGAGCTCAATACTTTGCTACCCAGGTCCCTCAGGAAACCATCCACCCCGCCCCGGGAACTAGAGTTCTCGAGGCAGGAGGCTGTCGAGGAAGGGAGGCTCTTCGGGCACCGCACCTTTCTCCGACCAAATCGGAGAATAAAGGAGCGCAAGTCCCGGAGAGCCCAATCCGATGCGGGAAACGCTTGGATCGCCATCTCCCGAGCCGCCTCGACGGCTTGTCGCTCCCCACTTGCTGGGGGGCGTGGCAAGGCTCGAGACAGCCTGGAGAAGGAGAATCCATCCGCACCGCGCCGCCACGCCAAGTCGCAGTACACCTTGGCCACCGCCCTAGGGAAGTGGTCAGGCAGTACATACGGCGAGCGCAAGGACGCGGCTCGGACAGAGTTGGCGAGGTCCTTAACCACCTTGGATACCCAGACCCAACCACGAGAGTGGAGGGTCCGCATAAACCAACGGTGGAAGAACCAGCTAACTCTGAGCGAATCCCAACCGGAGTTGACCAAGGCGGACCAGCAGGCTGTCCAAGTCTGCTGTTCCGGGGAGATATCGCCTCCACGGTGTCGGATCTTCAACGCTCCCTTACGAGAGGGTTGGAGAGTCGGCTCCGCAGGAAGGCTCTTTACAAGTGACGGAAGTCGCTTGTAGGTGT